AGATATTTCCACAATACAAATCAAATCGTAGAAAAAACAGAGAAGAAGATAATAAAGATTGGGATTCCATATTTGGAGTTCTTAATAATATCAAAGAAGAAATAAAAGAATTTTTACCTTATAAAGTTGTAGAAGTTTATGGGGCAGAAGCAGATGATGTAATTGCAACATTATGTAAACATTATCAAAATGAAAAAGTCATGATTGTATCAGGTGATAAAGACTTTATACAATTACAAAAATATGACAATGTAAAACAATACAGTCCGATAACTAAAAAATTAGTTGATGGTGTAGACCCGAAAGTTTATATCAAAGAACATGTATTAAAAGGCGATAAGAGTGATGGTGTACCAAATGTGTTGTCACCAGACCACACTTTTACAGATGAGTTGAGACAGAGACCTTTAACATCTAAGAAGTTAGAAAGTATTTTGGCTCAAGACATTGATGAATTAGATGATGAAATAAAACGAAATTATCAAAGAAATGATAAATTAATAAATTTGGATAATATTCCGAAAACCCTAGAATCAGAAATACTAAATAGTTTCAACGAAGCTTCTTACGGCGATAGAAGTGGGTTACTAAATTATTTTATAGAAAAGAGACTAACTAGTCTTACTGAAAATATTGGAGAATTTTAAAATGGTTAATATGGCTAATGCGCAAAATAGTAATAACTCATTACTAATATCAGAGATACTTGACAAAGTACACAAAGCAAAAACAAAATCTCAAAAGATAGAAATTCTAAGAAAGAATGACACTTCAGCTTTAAGAATGATAATTAAGGCATCCTTTGACCCCACTAAAAAATGGGTCATACCTGCAGGTGAAGTTCCTTTCAAAAAAAATGATGCACCGATTGGTACAGAACATACAGTTCTAGCATCAGAGGCAAGAAAACTATTTCACTTTATAGAAGGTGGTGATAACGAAACTAAACAATCACAAAAAGAAAATATGTTTATACAGATGTGTGAAGGTCTACACGAAAGTGAGGCAGAAGTTGTTATTGCTGCAAAGGATAAAAGATTACACCAAGTTTACAAAGGTTTATCAAAAGATGTGGTAAAAGAGGCATTTGGCTGGGATGATAATTATATGATACCAGAACCAGAAGTTTATCCACAGGCACCAGGTAGTGCATCGGGTATATAAAACCCTTGACAATAGTTGTTGAACCTGATAAACTGGTTTAATATGGATGAGGTTATAAAAGTAATTCCCGTTCATGTCGGCTTCTCTCTCTCAGACCTCATCATATAGAGCTGACATGAACACCCTAGATTGAGGTTATGTATTATGAGTTTAGGAAAAATCAAAAAGATACCATACAAACTTGTTCAAGTTCATTGGTTAGATATTGCATCTGATAGTGCGTGGAGAAGTGTAGAGGAGGTTAAATCAGAAAATCTTGCAAGAAGTATAAGCACAGGTTATCTGATTAGTGATGAAGATGATGAGCTTGTTAGAATAGTTAGTGATTTTAATTTTAAAGATGATGGCACTATCTATGAATGTGGTAATTCTACAATTATTCCAAAAAATGTAATCACAGAGGTGATTGAGGTTAAATAATGAAAAAAATAATATTAGTATGTTTATTACTAATAGGATTTAATGCATATGGAAGTGAGAGAGAATGTCTAGCAGATAACATATACTTTGAGGCGAGAAATCAAGGATTTGCTGGATGGGTTGCAGTTGCACAAGTGACCCTTAATAGAGTGAGAGATGATAGATTCCCCAACACAATATGCGAAGTTGTTAAACAAGGATTAACATACGAGAGTGGATTTCCTATTAGAGATAAATGTCAGTTTAGTTGGTATTGTGATGGTAAATCAGATAAAATATTAAATTTAGAAGTTTACGATAGAATTTTAGGATTGGCAGACTACTTGATACCAAATGGTTATTTTGATATTACAGATGGTGCAACTCATTATCACGCAGATTATGTTAGACCAGATTGGGCCAAGACTAAAACTAAAACGATAGAGATTGAAGACCACATTTTTTATAGGTGGGAAAAGTAATGTTTGAACATGTAATTAGAGTACCATTTGATATGAGACCTGTCTTTAAACCTTGTGAAAGACCTAGTTATAATGCAAATAATACTGATGTTCATATTCAATCACAAAGAAGAATTGAGTTAGATAGTTTAGGCCCAGACATTTGGTTTGAAACACCACTTGCGATTGAAGAAAGATTAGTTGAAAAGACAGCTGCAAGTTTAGGATTATTCAATCAACCTGATGATTATCAGTTGTTTACAGAGTGTAATAACATGAAAGACTTAGGTTTGGCAATAGAAGATGATGTGGTTATTATGCACAATGGTAAATTAGAGGCTTGTTTTGTTGCATTCCCTTCCAGCTGGAATGCTGGTGATAAGGTCGGCAAAAGTTTAGCTGAGTTACATGAACCTATTGCAGACAATGAGGCATTAGTTCGTGCATCTGATGGTATCATAAGGGCCATGTGTAGTGGACAGTCATACGAGAGATACACTTGGGGTATAACATCTTTGGGTGGATACAGTAATCATCCAAAATATGATAAACCAGAGATTAAAAATTTAGATGATTTATATTTTAGAGTTGAACACGAAAGAACAATGACAGTCATAAAAGATGAAACAGCAGTGTTTTTGATACATGTTGATGTTTATCCTTTTAAAGAAGTCTGGGAGACTGATAATGGACTGATTAAACAGGCTATTGACAGTATGAGTGAAAATGTGTTAGAATACAAGAATCTAATAAAAGTTAGGGAGTTGATACATGAACATATTTTATCTACATGAAGACCCAATACAAAATGCAAAATGGCATGTTGATAAACATGTTGTAAAAATGGTTACTGAGTATGCTCAGTTACTATCAACAGCACATAGAATTTTAGATGGTACAGAATACGAAGGTAGAACTGCAAATAATAGAAGAATTAGAAGATGGCGTTTGCCAGATAAAAGAGAAGATATTTTGTTCAAAGCAAGTCATGTGAATCATCCTTGTAATGTGTGGGTGCGTGAAAGTAAATCAAATTATCGTTTGATGTATAAGATTTACATGGCTTGTCTTGCAGAATATACATTTAGATATGGAAAGATACATGGTTCGGCAAGACCATCTTTGTGTTTGTTAAAAGCACCTAATAATATCAAAGATATAGGTCTTACAGAATTACCACAGGCAATGCCAGAGGAGTGTAAAGTACCTGGTGACCCAATACAAGGTTACAAGAATTACTACATAAACTACAAGAATGGATTTGCAAATTGGAAATCTAGAGAAAAACCAGAGTGGTACGCATAATGCCGACATATACATTTGAAGATAAAGAAACAGGTGAAGTATTTGATAAGTTGATGAAGATATCTGAAAAAGAACAGTATCTCAAAGACAATCCTAATTTAAAACCTGTATTAACAGCTCCTAATTTTGTAGGAGACCACATAGTTAAAAAAATGGATGGTGGAATGAAAGAAGTCTTTTCAAAGATAGCAGATGCCCATCCAAACACACCTATTGCTGATAGATTTAGTAGGAAATCTATAGCAGATGTTAAGAGAGATAAGGTAGTGAAGAAATACAATTTAGATAAATAACTATGTGTTATAGACAAAATAAAAACAGACTATACACAGGGTACCTATCAAGGAATGATAGGTACCTAACTTTTAGAGAAGAATTATGAGAAACCCTGTCGCAAAAGCAATGTTTAAATTTACACGAATGTTAGTCGTGCCTGATAAAAAGAAGGCGGCGAAGAAAGGTTATGTAAAACACAAGGATAAAAATTATGTCAAAGAAGAAAGAAATTAATTCTGGTGATTTGGTAAAAATTGAACCAATCACAGATAATCAAAAACTAGTATTTGATGCGTACAAAGAGGGTAAGAATGGATTCTTCTTTGGATGTGCTGGTACAGGGAAAACATTTGTTACATTGTATCAGTCTTTACAAGATGTTCTAAAACAAGGAACAGGTTACGATAAAGTTGTTATTGTTCGTTCACTTATACCTACAAGAGAAATTGGTTTCTTACCAGGTGATGAAGAAGACAAGGCAGCACTATACCAAGTACCATATCAAAACATGGTACAGTTTATGTTTAAGCAACCTAATGAAGATGCCTTCAAAGGTTTATATGATTCACTCAAAAGACAAGGTAGTTTATATTTCTTATCAACATCATTTCTTAGAGGTTTAACTTTTGACAATTCAATTATTATAGTAGATGAATGTCAAAATTTAAATTTTCATGAGTTAGATACAATCATTACTAGAGTTGGTCAAGATTCAAAAATATTTTTCTGTGGTGACTTTAGTCAAACAGACTTGACAAAAACAAATGAAAGAAATGGATTACATGACTTTCTAAGAATTCTAGAGAACATGGATGACTTTGCTTGTATTGAGTTTGACATACCAGATATCGTAAGGTCTGGTTTTGTTAGAAACTATTTGATTGAAAAAACTAAACTAGGTATAGGAGTTGATTTATGAAATGTAGTCAAGAAGGCTTGGCACTAATTAAAAAGTTTGAAGGTTGTAAATTAAAAGCATACAAATGCTCGGCAGGAGTTTGGACAATAGGTTATGGTCATACTGCAGGAGTGAAAGAAGGTGATGTTATATCACAACCTGAAGCAGATAAATTATTAGAAGAAGATATTGCAAAGTTTGAAGATTATGTAAATGACAATGTAATCGTAGAATTAAATGAAGGTCAGTTTGATGCATTAGTTGCATGGACATTTAATTTAGGAGTTGGTAATTTAAGACAATCAACAATGTTAAAAAAATTAAATGAAAGTGATTATGGTTCAGTTCCATTTGAAATGAGAAGGTGGAACAAGGCTGGTGGTAAAACACTAGACGGACTAATCAGAAGGCGTCAAGCAGAATCTCTACTATTTGAGGGTAAGGAGTGGCACAAAGTATAAATTATGAAAAATTATGAGATTGAATTTGAGAATGAAGTATATTATTTACCTCAGTTAGATACAAAGACAGTAGATAAAAAAAGATATTATATTACACCAGAAGGTAAAGAGTATCCCTCTATAACCACAGTATTATCACCTAGAAATAAAGCAGGTATAATGAAGTGGAGAAAAAAAGTTGGTGAAGAAGTTGCAACACACATAGCAAGTAAGGCCGCAGTAAGAGGTTCTAAAGTTCATAAAATGTGTGAAGATTGGTTAAGTCAAGATTTTAGTTTTGAAACATGGGAGAAACATAAGAAAGACTTTTTACCATATACTTTATTTAATGAATTAAAAAATCAAAGATTTGAATTCATAACAGATGTCTATGCACAAGAGATATGTTTGTATTCAGATAAATATAGAGTGGCAGGAAGAGCAGACTGTATTGCTAATTATCAACATCAGCTTTCAGTCATAGATTTTAAAACTTCCACAAATGAGAGAAAAGATTCGTACAATGAAAATTATTATATTCAAACAGCGGCATATGCCTTAATGTTTGAGGAGATTACAGGTCAACCTATTGACCAAATAGTAATTTTAGTTGTTACGGAAAATGGTACTGTACAAGAGTTTATCAAAGATAAAAAAGACTACATACCATTATTAGAAGAAACTTTAGATGAGTGGTACAAAACATGCAAATGACATTTACAGAAAGTGCAGCCAATCAAGCCAAAGTAATTTTGGCAAGTGAAGAGCCAGGCCTAAACCTTCGTTGTTTTATACAAGGTGGTGGATGTTCTGGTTTTCAATATGGTTTCACATTAGACCAACAAAAAGATGAAGATTGGGTATTTGAAACTAATGGTGTAAAACTATTAATAGACCCAATGTCAGGTGTTTATTTTGAAGGTGCAACAATAGATTATGTAGATGACCCACTAAATGGTAGTGCATTCACGATTAAAAATCCTAATGCAAAATCAACATGTGGTTGTGGAAGTTCCGCAGCATTTTAATTTATAATTGGAGTATATTATGGACTTAAATAGAGATGGTGATGGCTTTTTGGTCAATACAAATGATTGGTCAGAAGAAGTCATGCAACAAATGGCACAAGAAGATGATTTTGTCATCACAGATGAAATCAAAACTTACATAGACAAAGCAAGAGAAATGTATAATGCAACAGGCACAGTTCCTGCTGTTCGTAACTTTGCAAAAGAATTTGGAATGGATAGAAAGGCAAGTAAATTGTATGAAGTCTTTGAATCAGGCCCAATGAAAAAGATTGCAAAATATGGTGGATTACCTAAACCAACAGGTTGTGTTTAATGACAGATAATACAGTTCACACACCAAAATCATTTTCGTTAGAAATCGAAAAGATTGCATTCAATAAAAATTGCACACACTTAGACGCCATATCTATCTATTGTGAAAAAATGGGTATAGAACCTGTATCTGTTGCAAAACTCATAACAAAAAGTTTAAAAGAAATCAGCAAAATTACCAATGTAATGCAACCAATAGACGCTTACTTAATGTATTGTGCTATGAAGGCACATTTTGATAAAAGTGATTATGACTTTATAAAATATAGTGGTAAATCAAAAGTATCAAGAGATTCATTCTATAAAAGGAATGATAGAATTTTTTTTGTTAAATTAACAAGAAAGTATAAAAGTAAAGATGACATACAAGATTATTTACTTGCTAATTTTTTAAAACATCCTAATGGTTGGGTTGGCAAGTTTGATGAAGATAATTATACAGAGTGGAAAAAAAGAATACAAAGTTTAAGTTATACTTTTAAAACAGAAATAGAGCCTATCTTAGAAAAAGATTTGTTAGAAGTATCTAATGGTCAACATCCTAAATTACTAAAAAAATATCTTGGTAAAAGAGTTTCGATAGAGACTATGATTA